TAAATCAAGCGACTTTAAGAAGCACAGTTCACTGACTTCAACGGGCGAGGTATTCCCTTGGAACGGGGCAAGCGACCAAGAGGTAAGACTAGCAGACGAACTGATCGGGTGCAGGGTCGCCATGTGCATGAACGCCACAAGACGCGCTCACATCGTTGCTACGCCAACCGAAAGCAACGACGTAGCGAGGGCGGCGGTCATCAGTTACTTCCTACGCTGGCTCATTAACTCACGCATGACCGAGTTCTATACTCAGTGCGAACTTTCCTTGAACCACCTGTTCGGGCAGGGGTTGGCTATCAGCTACGTGTACTGGGACAGTCACGACCTCAAGCAGCAGCAAGCCATAAAAATGGACGAGATTGCTCAAGCCATGCCTGAGATGGCGCAGATAATAGCCGATGGCTCAATGGACGCGCAGTTGGTGGAACTACTGAAAGAGAATTTCAAGGTCAGCAAGTCCAAGGGTAAAGCCATGCTTCGCGAATTGCGCAAGGACGGCGAGACCACCGTGCCTATAACGCGACAGGTTATAAACCAACCTCGCATCAAGGCTCTCACTCCTGACGAGGACGTATTCTTTCCATCATGGACGATTGACCCCCAGCAAGCCCCATATTGTTTTCACGTCATGAAAATGACACCGGAGCAGTTGAAAGCGAAAGTGGCTAGTGAGAAGTGGGACGAAGACTTCGTTGAGGCGTGCATAAACTCCAATGCTCGCGGAGCGGATGACACGGGCAACGAGTGGAGAGTGCGCAATGATTTGGATACCTCCGACACGGATGACCAAACCATAGACGTAATATACACCTATCAAAGACTTTTAGACGAAGACGACATCCCTGGGATTTACTGCACCGTTCTCTCTGCCGCAGTGCCTGAGCTGTTCGCCAAGCACTCCCTCTTGGACTACGGGTCAGGCAAATACCCGTTCGTCATATCCAAGCTGGAAGAGACTTCCAAGCGGATGTACTCCTCCCGTAGTTACCCTGAGTTGTGCGAAAGCCTACAACAAGTGCTCAAGGTAGAGACGGACGCGCTCATAGACCGCACTTCACTAGCGACTTTGCCGCCTCTTGAGCATCCTTTAGGGCGCGCCCCGTCAGCATGGGGGCCGGGTGTCAAAGTCCCATATCGCACACCGGGCGAGACCCACTTTGCGGACACACCACGGTTTGATCCGGGCAACGTTGAAATCCGCAGGTTCATCACTCTCGCCGCAGACCGGTACTTCGGACGCAACGCACCGGGGGTAGACCCCATTGAAGCGCAAGCAAAGCAGCAAGCAGTCGTGGACAAGGTGTTCGGACACCTCAAGCAAGTCTTGGATCAAGTGTACGATCTGTACCAGCAGTATGGCCCTGACGAAGAGTACTTTCGCGTCACAGGCGTGAACGACATTCAGAAGTTCAGCAAGGGCGCGGCTGGAGAGAGGTTTGATTTTTGGTTGAGCTTTGACGTAGCCTCACAAGATCCCCAGCAAATGGTGGAGCGTGTGAAGGCAATCGCGGAGCTAGGAGGTATGCTGGACAAGAACGGCACGCTAGACACGGAGAAGCTACTACAGGTAGCGGTAGGGCAAATACTGCCGGGAGCGGCTGAGAGTATCATGCTACCCACGGAAACGGCATCCGCGAAGGCAATGGATGAGGAGCGTCAGACAATCGCAGAGATTTACGCCGGAGTGCCACCCAACGTTCAAGAGGGTGACGCGCACGAAGCGAAACTACAGATTTTCCAGCAATGGCTACAACAGCCCGACATCGCCCAAAAGGTACAACAAGATCCCGCCCTTCAAGAGCGCATTGAAGTTTACCTAAAGCAGCGCCAGATGCAGATCATGCAAAAACAGAACGCTAACATTGGCAGGTTAGGCACTGCCCCGACTCCATACGGTCAAGCCGCTGCGGGGTAAGAAAGGAATCTAGTGCCGGGTTAATTGAATAATCTTCAAAGAGAATGGTACTGGCTCATAGCGATGGCACTGTTCTTCTTGGAGCGCGAAGCCTTGACTGACACTTTACTAATGATCTTGGGCATCATATACAACGCCACACGCTAATGCCCTTTAAGAAGTTAAAGAACGGAAAGTTCCGATCCCCGTCCGGCAAGCAACTGAGCGCCAAACAAGTTCGCGCTTACTATGCCCATAGGAAAGCCAAGAAAAAGAAGTAATGCTCAAGAAATTTATCAACAGCCTAAACAAGACTTACCACGAACTGGACAATGCGGAAGTCATCAAGGCGCTGGCGATCATTCGCGAAGAGCCGCACTTCAAGCAATTCATTGAGTTCCGCGAAGCGCAGCGGGAAGAAGTCATACGGCACTTGGGAGCGGAGACGGAGACCAACCGCCACTTCCTGCTCACGGGCAAGCTGGAAGCCATAGACCAGGAACTGGATATGATAAAAACTCTTTCATAGCACCACACTGCTATAGCCCTTCTTCTGCGTAGCGGGGGAGGGGCTTTTTTGTGCCATGACGTCAATATAGCGTTTATCTGCTGCTATCTGCTGCTATCTGCTGTCATCTGCTGTCATCTGCTGCTATCTGGTAAGTTCTTAATGAGAACCGATTATCAATAAGGATTGCCACATGGGCTACGAGAACGTACAATTTGCAACATCTGAGGCAAACCGCCTCTGTCGTATTTATGGAAACAGCAATACAAGAGGAAGTCTCTGAACCCTCTACAAAAAGTTCAGTGTCGGATGAAGAAACGCAAAGCCCGGAGGGAAACCTTACGATGGCAGAGTTCGCAGACTCGTTACTGAAGAAGCGAACTCAGTCGGAGAAAGAACCCGAAGGCACTGACGGTGAAGAAGAGTCTGCTGAACAAGCTGTGGACGAAACTGATCCCGAAGCTGAAGTCATGGAGCAAGACGCGGAGGATTCCGCTGAACCGCCCCCAGAGACTATTGATGTTCTTTCTAAGTATGATATAGACCTTGATTCACTCTCTGAAGAAGAATCAACGGCGCTCGCAAAGCAACTTAGCGCAAGTGCTATCCAACGGTTTGGAAAGCTTACGGCTCAAAAAGATGAGCTAAAAGCCCAGAACCAAGCACTGCAACAACAAGCCCAGCAAGCGCCGCAACCTGCATCTGCACCTGCCTTTCTAAGCGAAAACGCTTTGTCCGGGGCAACGAACGATCAGCAACTTCTAACGGAAGTGGAAAATCTCAACTCACTCATTGAGTGGGCGGAGGAGGGGATGGAGAACGAAGCAGAGTACGATGACGATGGTAATGAATACGTCGTCAAAGATGCTGACAAAACGTATTCCAAATCCGACCTCAAGAGAATCCGCAACAACGCTCGCAAGATAATCCGAAAGGATGCACCTGCGAGACAGGCGTGGATCAAGGAACGCACTAGCTCTGACCAGCAAGCAATACAGACGTTTGAGTTTCTGGGCGAACCGTCCAGCGAAGATTACGCCATGTTCATGCAGGTTAAGAATAGTCCACTCTACAAACCTTTGGTAGACCACTTGCCTAACTCCAACTTCGCGGTTGGACTCATGGTGAAAGGTCTACGCGCCGTCCAAGCTGAACAAGCTGCTGCGGGGAAGCCGAAA